TACTGCTCCTTTTTTTATCTAAGGAGGGTAACAAAATGTTTAAAAATAAAAAACTTTGGATTGCTATTATAGTAGCAGTCGTTGTATTAGGTTACATGGCTTACACAGGAAACATGATCTCTTGGTCACCTGCTGAAGCTCCAGTAACTGAGTAACTTACTCAAAAAAATAGGGCGGTATTTCTATCGCCCTATATTCGATTTACACAAAAATCTATTTCTTTTTACCCGAAACCCAATCGTTTTCTTCGTTAGTATAAGGCCACATATTACGCCGCCTTACCTTTCCAGAACGCAACCGAGTGTCCTCTTAGATAATGTTTCGCAGGATCATAACTTGACTTGATCTTTTTAAGTTTTTCTAATCTCACTAAAGCCTTTTCTTTTCTATTTTGAAGTTTTAACTTCTCTAGTAGTAGAGCCTTTGCTTCATTGTGGTAACCTTGTCTTGATAGTTCCGCGGCCGCTCTCGCATAACCGGCAACCTCAAACCAATTTAGTAAACGTTTAATAATAAGCATTGTTCAGATCCTTTCCTAATATCTAACCTGTTTGATTCTGTGACCAAACGGGCCAACTTCGATCTGCCTGCGATCGAGTTGTTTAATGCGACGTTCGAGATCAACATGATCGACAGAGCGAGACAAATAGTCCTCTTCCCATCGTTGTTGAGTCCAAACCATCGACTTGAGTTTTTTAATAATTGTACGAAGTACTTGCATTTAAGCTACCTCCTTCGCACTATCTATTGGGGTGTGTTTATATGTTCCGTAATTCGGATTCGGCTTCTGCCCGTTAGTAGCAATCATATGTGCTAAGGCAAATTCCCAATCGTCCTTATATTCAGTTCTGGCCCATTTCTCAAACTCAGCATGGCGTCGGCTTTCAAAGCCAGACCCATGATTCATCCAAGACACTAGACCACTCCAAAAGTGTGTCATTGTTTTCTCCTATGTTTTGGATGCTTAAGGAAAGCAATACCCCGAGTCTTTTCTCGGCGTCAGTAGTCTTTGCTACCGTCAATGTCGCTTTGGACATCGTCATTTGCTATTTAAGGAGTGCTCTCTACTCCCTGGTCAATCCCAGTGTATGTGTGTGTCATCGGAAAAACTTAGAAAGGTCTTTGCGTCGACATTCGTATTTATAATATTAGTACAAAACTCGGGGCCTTAATGGAGCAGATCTCCTGTACTTTTTTTGCATACCGTCGTTGCATTTTTGTTGACACAGGATTGTAATCAAATTGTAACAAAATTTTTCTTGACTTTAAGTAAATAAGAGTGTAAATTAATATTTGAATACGAACTTCAGACAGGAGTATATGTGGAAGTATTAACATTATGGATGGCAATAGGCTTTTTATTCGCGGCTTACTCTGTCATAGCAAACGATTCCGTACAGACCCTTGGTACGTGGATTGCATCCAACCATGAACGATATGACTGGAAGATCATGTGGGGAGCCGCAAGTGCTGTCCTGCTATGGGCTCTATGGTATGGTTGGTATACTAATGGAGGGGATATTTCATATGGACGACTGAACAGGATACCGTGGCAGGAAATACAATGGTATCATGCGGCCGCTCCAGGATTACTATTAATATTAACAAGACTAGGTGTTCCAGTAAGTACATCATTTTTAGTATTAAGTGCTTTCGCTAGTACATTTGTATTAGAGAAGATGCTTATGAAAAGCATGATGGGTTATGCAGTAGCAGGTGTATCAGCTTATGCTATATGGTACGGTATTACTAAAGTGATGGACGAGTCTGCTTCAGTTAAAGAAAGTCATAAAGCATATTGGCGAGTAGGACAATGGATTACCACAGGAGTATTGTGGTGGACTTGGTTAAGTCATGACATGGCCAACATAGCAGTTTACCTACCTAGACAAGTTCCTATAGATATGATGATAATGGTATCATTAATATTTGTACTAGGGCTAGGTTATATGTTTAGGGAACGTGGCGGTAAGATACAACAGATAGTCATAGAGAAACATAATACAAGATATGTTAGAAGTGCTTGTCTTATAGACTTGTTTTACTTTGTAATACTTTTATTCTTTAAAGAGATTAACGATATACCTATGTCAACTACTTGGGTCTTTGTAGGATTGTTAACAGGACGTGAACTTGCTATTGCTACATTTACAGACAAAACAAAGTTCAAAGGTGTGTTTCCTTTTATTGCAAAAGACTTCTTTAAGATGATGATTGGCTTAGGTGCATCAGTAGGAATAGTTTTAGCAATACATTATATAATAGTTCCAAACGGTTGGTAATCTTTTAAACACCTTTAGAACTCTAGTGTCATTACATTTAAATAATTTATATGGCACTAGAGAAAAAAGCATGGCAGAAGTTAAAACGTAAGTCACCTAAGGTGCCGGACATAACTTGCCCTATCATTGACGATGTTATAGAACGTTTACAAAAGCATCAAGACAAAAACAAAGTAATGACATCATACCAACATGATGTTATAATCCGTCGCATGGAAAAGCTACGTACTGATAACGAACTTCTACGTGAAGGTGGCGAGTATTGGTATCAACTTTGCAAGAAGTGGCTAAAGCCATAAGCATATTATAATATGCTAATAACCTTATAAGAACTAACAAATCCTTTTGGTAATATAAATAATAATATGCACTTGACATTATTTGTCATTGTGTTAACATAGTAATACATTGTGATAAACTACAGTCGAAAGACGGGAGAACGCAATGAATAAACTTTTCGTAAACATAAGGTACTTCATAGCACCATTGTTAATACTTGTAACACTCGTAGGAGTGTTGGCAGGTGGAGCATGGGCTTGGACAGGTGTGGGCTTATTGGGAGTAGGCATTATACTTGACACCCTTATCAACGTACAGACTCGTGGAGCAGTTGATGAGAATGGTGAGACCTTAGGCATCCCCTGGTTACAGAATACAGTAATGTATATGATGTTGCCAGTCTTTGTAGCACTTCAGTTAGCTCTTGCTTACCAAATATATAATGGTATGGCAGGTGCAGAACTATTAGGTGCTGTATTATCAACAGGTATATTTGCAGGCATAGGTATAATCTATGGGCATGAACTATCGCACACCAAAGGCGTTGCATTTGTAATTAGTCGTTGGATGATGGCGTTATCAGGTTCAGCACATTTCTGTTATGCTCATGTGTACAATCATCACTTGGAATTAGCAAGTGAAGATGATCCTGCAACTGCACCTAGAGGACGTGATATCTATTCACACTATGTCAAATCACACTTAGGTCAATCTAAGTTCTTGTTTGAGATGGAGAAGCAAAGATTGAAACGTTTACAGAAGCCTTTCATATCTATTGGTAACAGATGGATAAGAGGTTATATGATGAGTGTTCCTTCACTTGCATTGTTCTTCTTTGCAGGTGGTTGGTTAGGTGTTGCGTGTCTGGCTCTTGTTTGGGTAATATCAAACTTTGAGTTAGAAGCACTTAACTATCTAGAACACTATGGTTTGGTACGTGTAAAAAGCGAGCCTATAGACTATAGACATTCTTGGGATAACTCAACACTATTCACTTCATGGTTCTTTATAGAGATAGGTCGTCAAGCTGATCATCATGACAGAGGCGAAACTCATTTCTGGGAACTTGATGAAGTAGGTGCACCAAACACAGGAGTAGGATACTTCACGTTGTTTGCACTCGCACTAATACCTCCAGTGTTTAATGCTTTCATGAAGAAACATTTAGACAACTGGGATAATAACTTTGCCACAGAAGCAGAGAAAGAGATAGCGGCTAAACTAGCCTAAGTCATCGGGTGCCTCGGAAGCCTTTCGCGGGGCACCTTTCTTGTTCATACAACGTTCATCTTCTAAATGATATATATTATTAGTACATTTCTTGTACTGTGGACCGCGGTCATGAGACAACCGGCACATAACTCTAACTTGGAGAAGCACGATGCAATGGAACACTCCACAAATCGTAGAGGTATCAGTTGGCTTAGAGATTAACTGCTATGCCTGTGCAGAAATATAGGTTGACATTATAATATAGAGATAGTATATTATAATTTTAATCCAAGGGTTGAGCAATAGCTTGGCCCTTTCTTCATGAAAGGAGCACCGATGAAAACGTATAGTTTAGAATTAGTATTGTTTAGCTGGTTAGCTTACAATATCTTAATAGAAATTACTTCCTGGTTCGACAAGGAAGAAGTTGGACTACCACCCGCAGTTAACGAAATAGTGGTGGACAAATGATTGAGTTTATGGTAGTGATATGGTTAGGGTATAACTATGACAACCCTAAGGAAATAGGTGCGTGGGAAACTTGCGACGAAGCATATGAGTTTGCCATAAACACACAACCTGAGTTCAAGGCATTTGCTTGTTTTGATTCTGTACACTATATTAAGTACAGGGATAATATCTTAAGTTGGTAGTAAGATAATGTGGCGGGTGAATTACCCGCACACACTTTTATATATTATTTTCGTTTGGTACTATTGAACCGTTACCAAATAAATCTACTGCTTTCCAAGATGAGTATATCTTCCATCCTGGTACTTTAGGTGATGCATCACGCATTCCTAAAAGAAAGACCTTGTCTGAAGCTACCTTGGCCGCTTTGATAAGTGCTTTATCTTCCTTATCTTTCATCTTCCAACGATACTGTCTAATTGACTTATACAGTAAGTCGTGTATGATTGCCGCTCTAGCCACATCGAAAGGAGCAATAAAGGCCCACATAGCTCTTGGTACTGATGCTAAATCTGTTACGAACCCTGTTGGTACTGTTATTGTTTCTGTTTTGTTAGTATCGCGTTTTACTTTGACACCAACACCTTTTAATGCGTTGATTTCTTCAACTGTTAGGTCTGAGGTTGTGTACGACAAATCTCTACCCAGTTTCCACTTACGTGGTGGATTGAACTCTGCCATAATTTTATTATTAAATGAACCCATATTACTTGCCCTCCATTGCAAGTATATTTATCGTAGTAGTTAATAATTCACTTGACAAGCACAGAATAAGATTGTAGTATATATACAACAATGCGGGTATCGTATAGTGGTAATACCTCAGCCTTCCAAGCTGATGCTGTCAGTTCGATTCTGACTACCCGCTCCAATACTGTTCTTTAAGGAAAGTTTACGTTGTTCTAACACTAAATACAGTATAAGGGAATTTGACTATGAGAAAACGTACACGATCTATACTAGAAGAGCTGAATCAGATACATCGTACAACTAATAACGATGCTTTGATCCAATCTACAGGCAATAACTTGATTGAAAGTGCTATAAACCTACTGAATAGGATAGCAGAAAGCTACGATCAAGAAACTGCACAGGAATTGGAAAGACGCTTTATCAATAGTATTAGAAGTGGTGACCCTAGAAAATTTAAACGTGGTGTTGATAAAATTATAGAATCCCATCAAAAGGATGACGACAATGCAAATTCTTAACGAAGGTGGTAACGTATTCAAGACACCAGATGGTGCTGAAGCAACCAAAAGAATAAACAAAGCAGATGTAGAGCCTACACTTAAATGGCTTGAAAAAATCACAGGACTTGATCATGTAAACTTTATGCTAGGTTCAACTGGTATCAAAGATACATCAGGTGACTTAGACGTTGCAGTTGACAAAGAGAACGTTGACAAGAACGGTTTAGTAGCAAAACTAAAAGCCTGGAAAGATAAGAACGCACCCAATGATGAAGACAGAGCCTGGATAGCAAAGACAGGTATCAGTGTACACTTTAAAACTCCTATCAATGGAGATGCAAAGAACGGATTTGTACAAACAGACTTAATGTTTGGTGATCCTAAGTTTATGCAGTTTGCCCTACGTGGTGCGGCTGACAGTGAATTCAAAGGACAACACAGAATGATCATGATAGCCAGTATTGCAAAAGCACAAGGTTACAAATGGTCACCAACAAACGGATTAGTAGATAGAATTACTAACCAACCTGTAACTAAAGATCCAACCGAGGTAGCTAAAACTTTAATGGGTGATGGTGCAACTGCTGAAGATATGAGAAGTGTTGAAACTATCAACAAGAAAATTAAAACAGATCCTAACTATGAGAATCTAGTTAAAGATGCAAAAGACTACTTTGAAAAAGAAGGACTACAGTTACCGTAATGAAATTTGATGAATTTAATAACATATTAAGAGAAGGTGCTCGTATCGACCACGCAGAAGATATTATCTTTTGGGAAGGTAGCAGAGGTGCGAAACGTGTTATTGATTCTATTATAGGATTAACAAAAGGTAACACACAATCACTTACAATCAAATGGGACGGCTCACCAGCAGTTATATTTGGTAGAGATGAGAAAGGCCAGTTTGTGTTTACAGACAAGTCAGGCTTTGTTGCAAAAGGTTATGACGGTAAAGCCAAGTCAGCAGATGACATTGAGAAGATGCTTAAGAACCGTCCAGGGTATCAAAGAGATCCAGAAGGGTTTGGAAAGTTTGCAGGCAATATGAAAAAGGTATTCCCTGCATTTGAAAAAGCAATACCAGAAGACCACAGAGGCTACTTCAAAGGCGATATGTTATATTTTAACACACCAGAACAAGATAACGGAGCATTTACTTTTAAACCGCAACTTGTTTCCTATAAGGTTAACGCAGACAGTGACATAGGTAAACGTGTTGCACAGTCCGAGGCAGGGGTTGTGATTCATAGAATTGTTGAGCCCGACGGTAGTGAAAAGCCATTAACTGATTATGATATATTTCAAGGTAACAGTTTATTAGTGTTACCTCCAGTCACTGTACAACAAGCACCAGAAGTAGACATGAGTGGTGTTAATAAAATTACTGCTATCGTTAACAAGAATGCGGCAGGCATTGATACTTTACTTGACAAAGGTAAGTTGAAACAAATGCAACTGTCAAACTTTGCAGACATATTATATAATTACGTAAACGTAAAAACAGATACAGGATTAGACAACTTAGGCAAAGACTTTATGCAATGGCTACAGAGTAGTGCTGTTAGCAATAACAAAAAGGCAAAGATAACTGAGTATGTTAAAACGAACATGACAGCCTTTACGGCTTTATGGAACATAGTTAGTGGAATAATGAATGTTAAGAACAACATTATCGACCAACTAGAAAAACAACCTGCTGATGTACAAGCATCAATAGGAGATAAACCAGGGGGCGAAGGATATGTACTAGCTCACCCAACTGGTGATATTAAATTTGTTAACCGTGCTGGCTTTAGTGCGGCGAACAGAGCAGTACAACGATAGGAGATAATAATGAAAGCAACTGATTTTATTAAAGAAATAGATGCAGACGATCAAGATGCTATTGATTCTTTAAAGAAACAAATAGATCCAGCTGACGTAGATGGTGGCGATCTAGAAAAAGGATTTGGTGATAAACACGTATCACTAATCAACCAAGTACACA